AAGACCCCGTAATGGGTTGTGTACCTTCCACCCTTTTTACGCCTAGAGGTTTCGTTACCAGAAAGTCCTCTAGTTTGCAGCGTTCATTTACCGCATATTCAAAATTAGTCAGGCCATAGACGTTATCCAACATCCCCCGGTAAAGAATGGTCTTGATCTCTTGAAGATCCTCAATTTCATCATAGAAAGACTCTCCACGATGGGTATGCGGCATCCTTTTCGGGACAACACAGGAGATTAACTGAAAGTCGATTTCTTCATTCCACTCATCACCCGATGGGATTTTCTTGCCGACGATAACGACCTTTCTTAATTCGGCAACACTATCCTCATCATAATCCGTCTTTACATAGACTTCGCGGTATTCAATCTCATCCATTGACTTGTCAACAGAGGACTGATCATAAGTGGTTTCCTCGTTGATATCGCGCTGTGCATTGGTGTCCTGGCTCTGGATGGTGTATTCATTGTGTTTAGGAAGAGAATTAACAAATTCCTTGTCCATACCCATTTCAATCAGTTCAGAGCGGGTTTTCGTGGTAACGTGTTCTATGTAATCTGCCTTGTCCAGATCACCACGGCAACGTCGGCTTACCTTGATTTCTTCATGCGGGACAGCTTCAACCTTTACCCCTTTACGGATTGAGGTAACACGGCATTTAATGTCGTAAACCTTGATGGGTTCTGGTGACGGGGGAATAACTTCGTCCCGTTCTTCCTGTTCAAGTATCTCATATTCTTCCTCGCCTGAAAGAAGCTGAACAATCTCATCCATCGTCAAACCTTTGTAGGTCTTGACTATGGAGGTTTTAGACTCCTCCCACCATGACTTGACATAACCGTTTCTTAAAATCAGGGCATCTTTGAACCAGTCATGAATATAGTTGAAAGCCTTGTTTTCAGTCATCATGACATAATTGGTATAGTCGGTTTCCTGCTCGGCCTGTGCAACATCCTCAGGCCCATGCGGGATAAACTCCACTATGTTTTTAGACGACAGAAATACCTTCATAACCGTAGGCATGATCCAGTCCACGGCCTCGGCTATATCGCGAGAAGTTACCTGTGAACGGCCCTCGATTTCATCCCCGTAGGGACGACCGTAATACCGATCCATCGCATCCGTGCGATCATTATCATCCGTGGTGTTTAATGAACCGTAGGAATTTTCTGCAAGCGCATTGATCCGCGCTATCAGTTCGGAATCAGTAATCAAAAGATTTCCTTCAACGCCGTTTTAATGGACTCCTCATCATATCCCTGCCTCTCAAGGGCATCCCTGACACGGGCCTTTTTGAACATATCGTTCAGTTCAGAGGATTGTGACTGAAGCACCCTTCTGCCGTAATCGGTAGCAGGATAATCGTTTTCAGAGGCGGTCTTTTCGGGATCACCTGATAACGGCTTCTGTAGTTCAATATTGGAAACAGAACGCACAGAAGGTTCACCGGAATCAATACCCGGCTGTGATATAACTTTTGCTCTCATAAAATGCTCCTCGGTAATAAAACATTCATATTTTCATAACCAAGACAAAAAGAAATTTTATCAAGGTTGTTAAAAATTGACTCAATCTCAGCCCTAATCCTTCCTTCCTTTTTACGTCTATCACAAGATAGAGTTAAAAGAGGATTATCGTCTAATAATACATATTGATTTCCAAGTTGGGTAATATATATATTTTTACCGTTTTTCACGATTCACCTTTATTTATTTAACAAACGCTAGATTGTATTTAATATCGCGGGAAAAATTGTCTTTCCTTTCAAGCGGCTTTGCAAACCGAAAATGATCATCCGATGTAAGTGCAGACATATAGGCGTAACGTGTGGCACTCATCAAGTCGTCTATCTTTCTTACCACGGAAGATTCACCAGTGGTTTGATTGAATTTTCGATGATAAGCGTTCTTTTCCTTGAACCAATCAGGAAGATTTCTAAACACCTTGAAACGTCCCTCGGTCATCGCCCAATACATCTTTTTCAAACCAACCTCAACCCCCTGGCCTCCGGTATTTTCCTCATAACTATCAGAAGGATTGGAAAAACACTTTTCCAGCATCTTCACGCCTTCTTTACGATATAAGTCAGCAGAAGGCTTGCCGGACTCTTTATCCAGTTTATTTCCGTCATGCGGCCACGCCACGGGAATTATATTGCCACCCATGCCCTTGATGATGGAAGCCTCCTGTGAAACGGTAAGTCTGCGACTTTTCGTACAGTCGATAACATAAGCCTTTTTCTTGATCCCATTTGGATCAAAGGCAAGTTTGACTACGGCAAAAGGATGATCACCACCAAAGTCAACACCTATGATCTGCGGCCATTTCTTAGGTATCTCAAACGGATCACAAGTAATGTCATCATCCGACACCGGAAATACAACGGAATCACCGACGATTGCTATACCTTTAGACCTCATCTCCCTTTCATAAGGCATCATCTCCGCAAGAAGTTCCTCGCGTCGCGCCGGGGTAAGGTGCGGAGCATCGTCCCATGTCGCCTCCAACATGGCATAGTTCGGTGGGCAATCATGCTGAAACCGATAAGTAAGATCCGTCATGCCCATTTCCGGGGTGTAAGTTAAAGCCAAAGCCCCCTCGGTGGCAATCGTCCCCCGGACAAACTGTGACCAGATTTCTATTGGTGGTTCCTCATCACACCACCCGTAATCAACGGCATCGCCCATGAATTTATCTATCCCATCTTCATATCCAAACAAGACGATACAGGACAACTCAGTGCCGTTGTTACGTTTTACATAGATTTTTTCAGCAGCTCCGGGAATGCCTGGTTTACGAGTAATATCATGAATAAGATGCTTTGGTATCCATCCAGTCCCAGGATCAATATCCTTGTCAGAAGTACCAAGAAGTTCTTTCTGGATCAGGTCTCTTGTTTTGTATGAGTTTTTACCTGAACATACGATATTTGGGTTTTTGTTTACCCTGTGTCCCTGCCACCATTCAGGGTAATTCCCGGTAGCGTGCCATGACAATTCAACACCTTCACATAAAGTTTTTCCGATTTTGTTGCCTGCCTTGAGACAACGGGCCTTTGCCAGCTTCCCATTGGAACCCTTTAATTCGTAAAACTGTTTCTGGTACTCGTAAGGATTAAAAAACTGTATCTTGAACCATTTACGATTGTACTCAAGATCATTAAGGCTCTGATTAATGTCCATAGAATCTATCTAAAAAGCCTCTAAGGTTATTGACCAGATCAAAAAGCCTTTCGTCAGGTCTGATGTCAATGTATTTAAGGTTGAAAGTTCCGGCAACCGAATCTACCGGCTCCCAATCGGTTTTTAACTCCAGTCCAGTTTGGGTATTAATCAGGTCAAGATAGGATTTGCGGTCATCCACATCCAATGGCAAGTAATAGGGATTATACGGATCTATCTGTTCAACCAGATTCATCCATCCCTGACGAAAATAATCAAAATCAGTATCGCCCTGTCTCTTCCATGACTCCCACACGACAAAAGGATGTCTTAAAGGAACGATACAGATACAGGCTTTCAGTTTTTCTTTAGCAAACAAAACCTGCTCCTGTTTCACAATGTGACCGATAAAGACAGTATCTCTGTCGCGGTACTTATCTCCTAGACTGGCATGATTAAATTTCTTGATGAGTAATTTTGTAACAAACCCCGTGCCTGTATGTTGAATTGTCGGGACAACTATGTTCATTGCAGTGTTTCATGACTTTCCGCTTGAACGATGGTTCTCATATCCGGCAGAAGGTGATTCAGATTGTCACGGGCTTTTACGGCTGAGGCCATATCGGACTGCACCCACCCGGATAAAAGATTCATATCAAGCAAAATACCGGAAATAGAGGCATAAATCTGTTCCTGGGTCTTTGGCTCGGCGGTGGCCTCGGCCAAATCTTCCGGGGATATATCAGGAAGGGTCTTTTGATAGACAAGGCGAATAGCTTCCAAATCAGCCTTTTCAATCCTCTTGTCCGTTTTCTTACTGCACTCAGGGCAACGCATTGCCTGATCCAGATGCCCTTCTAAAAGAGAGGTGCATCGGTCTACCAACTGACCCAAACGGTAGCGGTTGGTCTGGACTACCCTGGTTGTTAGTTTTTCACCTGTTTTAAGCAGGGCAATGTTTGTTCTTGGGCGTGCTCTCATCTTACTTGCAGGGCTTTTTGCCCTTACCTCTCTTTTTCATAACGCTAAACAAGGTTTACACTTCCAACCAGAATACCCATGAACACATTCCTCCGACAATCTGGAACGCCAGACCTTCTCAGTAACCACCCCACACTCCCCACCTTCAAACTCACCATCCACCCTTTTCGGCGTCTCCATCACCACCATAACATACCCACCTACGGGAATACCCCTGCCATACCCATCAAACCTTGATTCAGATATATCACACCAGGGAATGACGGTCGTGACCGTGGTAACGCTTTTTGGTGTTACGGTAACGCTTTTTGTTACCAGACCGTTACTTTCCGTTACCGGTAACGCGTTACTTTCGTTACGCTGCCTTTCGCGGTAACGCTTCTGCTTCTCTGCTGGTGTCATAAGTTTTACCCTGAAAAATATAGGAGTGGGATATCACCGTAAATAATTAATTTTAAAACCACCCCCCCTAGGTCAGTAAGCACTCACATACCAGCCTAGCTACGCCCGGCCTATGTATCCTTGATAGTGACTACTTACTATCATACACTGGCTGTTAGCATACACTAACTGGCACAATGCATTTGACATAACATCCGTTACACGCATGATGCAATGCAATATGGTCTGAATACCATTGTATAATCATATACTTAGTCATAATTGTTTCACGTGGAACATAGTGAGCAATCACTAACTTGGTGGGGCGGGGCTGAT